AACGAACATCGTTTGGTACGTTATCGGTTTGATTTATAGAGCCAGTATGAGAGGCAGTGCTTATATCAAAAGCGGTTGAAAGTGTATAATAATGAATATCATCAGACGTATTGCCTGTCATAATCATAATCGTACCATTAGCAGAAATGTCGATGCCTCTTGGGTTAGCTTCTTGGCTTGAAACGCTGAAACTCTTATTATCGTAAGCTCCGCTTCCAATCATCCATCCTTGGATCAGCGTTAGACTTAAAGTGACGAGACGTGTTGTTGTCCTTGCACCGTCCGAAGCAGAAAGTCGAACTTTTACTGTTCCACCATTTGTAGTCGAAGGATCAAAAGTATAAACGCCCGTTGTCTGATTTATAGTGGTTGCATTAGCTAATTGATCGGGTAAAGCGTTTGTAGCATTGGGGTAAGCAATCCCATATGTAATTCCAAACCCTTCTGGGTCAGAAGCAAGCATAGTTACAGTCGAAGTTGAGCCATCATCGTTAAGAGTGTGAGTGCTTGCAGGTTCTGTAATAATAACGGGGGTCTCGTCTACACCTAACGCTATTCGCTTCCATGCGCTTGTGGTGCGAATGTATAACTGATCGCCAGAAAGGTCGTAAGCCAAGTCGCCTTCAGAGGGCGAGGATACTGCATTGATAGCGGCCAAATTGGCATAGGTCGTGACCCCAGCGCCGCCGCTTGAAGCTGGTTGTCCATACTCAAGAACCTCAACGACATCACTTGCCGCTGCGCCTGAATTAAGTGTCACTGTGTTTGTGGACGCATTTACTGTATAGTCTTTGCTGGAACCTTCTTCCAGCTTTACACCGTTTTGAAACACCGAAACATTCGACGCGTTTGTGATACCGCCACTAACAACAAAGGCAGTCTGGTTTGCTGTGGCCGAAAAGGTTGTTTCAGTCAGCGCAGACGTTGACGAGCCGCCACCGCCAGAAGCTTCTTCCCAAGTCATGCCGCCGGTATTTCCAGAGCGAGCAGTAAGCACGTAACCATCTGTGGGGCTGTTACTGACCTTCAGGTTTGCTTCATCGACTACGTTATCTGCAATAACTGTGGCACCATCGCCGCTCGACGTAACTTCGCCGGAGTGGTTTGGGTGCGTGTAGCTCGTACCACCACCAACATTGACAGTGCCGCCCATACCTGAATGAGCAGTGCAGTAATAATACAGCGTGCTTGGCGCATCTTGTTCTAACTGAACTTCAATATGCTTTTGAACATTACTGCTATCTTCGTAAACAGTAATTCCCGTGGTATATTGCGAAGAATTTGCGCCGTCTGCTTGCGTGGCAAACCGAAACGGATGACTGCTTCCAACCGCTGTGACATCAAAAACATATTTTACGGAAGGCACAAGATTTATTGTTTGGTTAGCTGTCCCATCAATTAGAAAATTGCCGCCCGAAACAGTGACTGTAATGGTGGGCGCTTTAATGTCTTCAAAAGCTGGTGACAAAAATACTGTGTGCGTTCCACTACTCAGACTAAGTAAAGATCCAGTTGATGAAGACCTAAGATTTCTCGTTAATCCTAAGTTAGAGTGCGTGTACACACCTGTACCAATTTCCCAGGCGCTCCCGCTTTCGATTACGTATCCTACAGTCATGCCGTCCAAACTGGACGGCACAGCCTGGTAGCCGGTGACAGGAGTAGAAGAGAGCGTAATCGCACCGTTTCCAAGGCTGGAAGACGTGGTTTTTACACGGTCAGCAAACTGAACCATTTACTTCACCTAATTTAAGATGGATCTGGGATTTCAATATCCAAGCTCGTCAGCGAAAACGAGTTGCCAGACGCCACGGTTTGTGTCGAAGACAAGCTGCCTGTCACCAACAAACGTCCACTGCCGCTTGTGTCAGAAATTGCAAAATGAGTGGCGCTGCCGCCAGCCGTGACCGATCCACCGGTGATCTGAGGCACAGTGACTTTGCGGCCTGATGTATCGCCATCAGCCGGTCCAGTTAGCGTAATGCTTGTTTTGTTTCCAAGCGAAACGCTGCCACTGGTTGTTGCTTGGGCATATGTCGTCGGCTCACTCGAACAGATGTCTATTCGATCTGCCTCAGAAACTAAGGTCGAAAGACCTTCATCAAACACTCTGTTATCAAAACTAGCCATTAGTAACTCCTAATTTTCAGGCGAAGCCCCGCGCCGCCAAATTTTGCATCGTTATTTTCAGCGTTTATCGCTTCGATTGATTTGTCATAAAGTGCACCCCAAATTGACAAACGCTGATCATCCTCAAGAAACGGCGCGGTATGCATCAAGGCTCCGTACAAATAACAATCTGGAAAATATTGAAGCACCCAGTTACTATCGTTAGTTGCCGACAACGCCGGTATTCTTGAGACATAAACCAATTCGGCGGTGTATGCTTTATCTGGCGACGGAAAGACTTCTATCGAGCCGTCTGCTACAGCATAAAATTTTGGTAGCCCTGTCGCGTTTTGCGCTTCAGCGCGCCGCTGTATTATCTGCGCTTGGCTTTCTGCTTTCAGTGCATGTGTTTCGCCAGAGGTGATGGACAGTCTAACCGGCTCGATAAAATCCGTAGGCAGCGGTATATATTGCGTTGATAGCTCTCCGGTAGATCGCTTTTCCATGTGCCAGTGCCTAAGCCGCCTGGACATATCCGCTTCAGCCAGGTCAATAAAAGTGTCCACTGTTTGATCGATGTCAGGCTTGTTCACAAAATTAGTGATCTGTATTTTTAATTCCGTGTAGCTTGAAGGCATTTCTCACCTATGCGTTGTTCGCCGCGTTGCTAACCGCGCCCAGCGCAGATTGTGCTTGGGCCGCAAGATCACTTGGCGCGTTAAGAGAAAAACCAGCCGCTTTCATGTCGTCGAAACTAAGAGTTTGTTGTGATTTGACAGCTGCCATCACTTGCTGGCTGACAGTGTTATTAAACACCTGGTAACGCGCATCATCCATGAGAAAAGGCGTTGAATGAAGCAGCGAAGTGTAAAGATAAATGTGCGGCGCATCAGTCAAAAGCCAGTTGGTTGTATTGGTTGCAAGTGGTGGTATCCGCTGGTAATAATCCAGGTCCAAGCTGAGAGATCCAGCTGGCGTTGGGGTAACGACAAGCTGCCGTCCTACTACAGCATAAAATCTTGGGTTTGCCGCATCTCTGGTTCGTGTGCGGCGCAGCATGGTTAATTGCTGTGGAGATATTTGTTCAAGCGGCTCGTCCTCTGTCGATGCAACTTGCGCATAAACTATTTCCAGCGCATCAGATGGTAGCGCAGCCCGACCAGAAGTTATTGCAGCTGTCGCGCTCGTAACCATATCAGCTGACCTCAAAATGTCATTCAAGGTGCTTTCAGCCAGTGCAATAAAGTCAGGTATTTTTCCATCGAGATCAGACCTGTTTAGCCAATCTGCAATAGACGTTTTCAGATCAGTGTAATTTGAAAGAGCCATTTCAATATCCTTGAATTATCAGCTTGCTGTAATCGCCTGACTGAAGCTTCTTTTTTGCATATTCGAGAAATTCAGCTGTGCCTGGCGCACTTTTGCATTCCATCGCCCACTGCGCAGCTAAAGTGCCAGGTATCGTTCCGACATATCGGTTATTCTGGGTAAAGCGCGGCAACTCAGCATACATATCCCTCTGATCCTTAACTGCATCAAAAATACAGGCCACGTTTTCAGTGGTCTTGATGTGAACTTTGCCGTCTTCTTCTTTTACGAACATTTGAAACCTCAGTGAATGGAGCGCCCAAGTTACCCTGGGCGCTTTGTTATTTAGCCTTGAACGTCTGCAATCAGGCCGTGACCTTTTTCAGTCACTTGCAGACCGTACTCGCAGCTGATCAACTTGCGCTGAGCATGCCCGGTGCGCGCGATGTCTTGCTGTTTGGTTTCCTGCAAGTACGCAATTTGCGCGTAATTAGGGTCCAAAATCCAGGCATCACGGGCGCGGCTAAAGCGGTTTGGCACCAAGCTAATCTCACCAAAGTCAGTGCTGATTACATCGATGGCACCTTGCAGACGCGCATCATCAGCTTGCTTGTAGCGAGTTGAGTTGCCGGTGAAGGTAGAAGATACCTTTTGCTTGACCGCTGATCCAACCATCATAAGAGTTGGCTCTGCACCCTCGTCCCAACACTGCTTAACGACATCGTTCATCATCGCCTCAGTGATAGTACGGAGAGTACCGTCAGTACGCGCCGCGTCAGGGTAACCGGCATTGCCGGAGCCTGATGTTGTTGGCTCCGCACCGCCAGTGCCTTTTGACACGTTGGTCTTGATCCAAGCGCCCAAACCAGCTGTCGCGCGCGCAGTTCCAGAAGAACCCGCGCTGGCCGCTACGTTTGCCGTCAACATGGTTTCCATATCGCGCTTTAGTTCTTTCAGTTTCAACGCGACCTGTTCTGCCATTGTTTGAACGTCAGACGTACCGTTAACAGCTTCAGCTGTGTCGGACACCTCTACCATTTTGTCACTTATCTGGACATAGTTTTGCACACGTACAGGTAGTGTGGCTGCATCGTTGCCAGGCGCTGCTTCACCTTCAGCCACGCGGTTTGAACTATTCACAGCCGCGAGAGCAATCTCTGGCCACTCAAACAATGTGTTAGTTACTGAACGCTTACCGATTGCACTCATAAATGGAGCGTCTGTTGGAGACACCATTTCAAGTGCTTCTTGCAAATCCTCTCTGAGGACGGTGACGTCGAAGGTTTCGACGGTATTCGAATTAACTGCCATTTCCTTATCCTTTGGTCAGTAAGAACGCAGCAATGTCTTCTGTTTTGCCGGTCGTTCTTGATTTCTGACGCGCTGCATCCGCTCGCTTCCTGGACGTACTGACAATCGACTTTTTGGCTCCAGGCTTAATCGCTCCGCGTTTAACTTCACGATTGGTTCCCAGGTTTCCCTGGGCGCGCAATTTTGCCAATTCATGTAATGCCATGACAAAACGAGGGTCGCTTTCACCCTTCAGTTCAGCATCACTAAATCCGCGTCTGCGCCCCTCTGCCATCATTGCTTCGATAGCTTTGGGAGCGGTTTCAGCGTCACGCAACTCAGGTATTTGCTCCAACACAACTTGCGTCTGTGCCTTCACATATTCTGCCTTTTGTTGCGCTTGGACTTGCGCTTCTCGTTGCGCTTGGAGTTGCTGCTCTTGGTGCAGTCTCGCTCGCGCATCGACTTCTTGCCGGTAGTCTTCCATTGCTTCCAGGTAACCGATTGGGTCTGTTTCCCGCATCGACTTATCTGGCGGCGTTGGATCTGTCGTTTGCAGCCGCTCCGCGTAAGCTTTCATAGCTTCAGCGTATTGCGCCTCCATTTGCTGCGCTTGTGCCATTTGAGCCTCGACTTGCTTTCGAGCCTCTGCCACTTCGCGCATTTTTTGTTGGATGTACTTCTGACCAGAGTATCCGCGTTTCAGTTCCTCTTCGGTTACCTCGCGCTCCTCGCCGTCAATTTTGACTTTGAAGAAAGTTTCTTCGGGGCCGTCTGGAAGTGTCGCTTCTTCTTCTGCGTATTCCTCATCCTCAATTTCGGTTTCTGCTTCCGCTTCCACCTCTTCCACAAGTTCTTCTGAAGGCTCTTCTTGAGGTGCTTCGTCTTGTGGTTCACTCTGTATTAACAGAGTTTGTGCCACTGATCTTGGGTCAGCGGGATTTAATTCACTAGTCGTGTTGTCCACGGTGCTAGCCTCGTTTTTTAATCTTGCTTTCGTGGATCTGGGCGTCGGTCAAAACGCTTTTCATCTGACCGATCAAATCCTCAATTGCGCGCACTTGACGACGCGCCTCGTCTACCTCGTCCAGCGTCGAAGCTGGGTTGAGAAATATGTCAATCTGGTCTTGCTTTTGCTTCTGTACCAGATCCTTAAAAACATCGTCTTGCAGAAAGCTTCTGACGCGCGCTGCTTTAGTTGATAGATCCATCATAATCCCGCGCTGCGCTCTGCTCTCTCTTCACCATTGCACTGTCAACGGCTGTGCCATATTGCCCCAAAATCTGTGCGACCTTCACCGCCAAGTCTTGCACCATCTTGTCGCGCGCCAAGTCATCCTCAAATACCATCTGGCGCTCTTTCATTTGCTGCTCAGCCTGGAACTTCTGCGCGTCCAGCTGCAACTTCATCATTTCGCTCTGAGCCTTACCTTGCTGCTTCATCTGCTCAATTTGCATTAGCCCCTGCGCTGGGTCTTGTTGCTGCATGGCTGCTTGTTGAGCCTGGGCAGCTTGCGCTTGTTGCTGCGCCATTTGCTGCTCGATCTGCTCATTGATTGTTTTAAAATACCGCTCGTTATTTTTTATGCCGCTTGATCCCAAAAGATCCGACAGCGTGTTTCGAAATTGCGTTAACGAAACCAAGGGATTTTGCGGCCCCATCGTTTGTAAAATCTGTTGTTGCATTTGCAACGCTTGCATCAATGCTGCGCGCCGCTCATCCTCTTGCCCACTGCCCAAGCCGACGTTTACTGTCATGTCCATGTCAGCCTGCCAGGAGCGCGGATCTACGCGCTGGAAGGCGTTGTTCATACGCATCATCTTTTCACTATCAGTGTTGTGTATGAACAGATGCAATAACAGCTTAAACAGCTGCTTCATGCCACCCTCAGCTAGATTACGCGCCATAGTCTCGATCTGAGCAGCTGCACTCTGCATCTGGCTTTGTACCGCTAAAGCAGTGGTCGATTGGAGCGCGTCTTGATGCAACTGACTGTCCGACTTTACTCCGGTTTTGGTTTCTACCATCTGATCGACGTACTGAAGGGCTGAGAGAGTTTGTCCAGCCGCGAAAGGCACTGTTAAAGCTTGGACACTGTTAGGCACTCTCTGACGCACTACGGCGCCGATTTCGTTGTTTAAAACATCGTCTACATTTACATCATTTGTTATTGCCAGGCGTGGCGTATTGGTCATCGCCACGTTGTCCAAGATACCGCGCAAGATCGATGTCGCCGCGTCCTGATCGTCCATCAACAAGTCAGAAATTGATGTACCCCAAAACGTGTGTGGCTCTGGCTGGATCTCAAAGATTGCAAATGGCACACGATCACACGGCTCTGCGCTCAACAGTTTGTACGACCCACCACCCAACACAAAGCGATAGAGCGATGGGATGCCGGTTCCAAATGGATCAACGCGCATAAAAGCTTCTGTGACAGCAACCAAACGCATTGTCGGATCACGGCCAGGATCGTCGTCATCATCGTTAGTGTAAAAACCGCGTCTTGCTGATTTTTCTAAATCGCGGGTATCAGTTGCATCCGACAGGCCGGTCAGGTCGGCGACTTCATCGAAATCATATCCCATCGCAACCAAGTCACCGACACGCATTTCAGTCCGGTGGCCGCACACATAAAAATCATCGATGCTGCGCGCGTCACGGTTGATGAAAAATTCTTCACTTGGAACGCTTACGACTTTAATCTCACCCGTTCTTTTACGGCGCGCAATACGCGCATCAATGACCGGTACTTCAACGTCAACACCCTCTGGGCCAACCTCAATCTTTGTCTCAACCACCGTAGACAAAACATCAATATCAGGCTGACTTTCAAGAAAGTCAAAAGCTTGCTGATCGAGGCCAGTATAATCGTGAATAGTTTGTTCATCGTTATCCTCGTAATAAGCTTTTAAGATCCCGCATTTTTTTACCAGGGCATCGTGAAAGGCATCATCGAGCAGCCGGTATGCGCCGTTTTGCTCAAAAATATGGTTTATGCACTGAGTGGCCATCTCAGCTGTTTGAACGTCTTCTGGGCCGACCGGCTCAAACTGCACGACCTTATCGTTGCTGGCGAAAATACGCATAAGACTTGGTTTGACCGCACGCACCGTATCACGAATGACAGAACGCACGACTGATGACCGGCCATCTTCAACGCCAATGCGCGTCTGACCGTCGAACATCTCCTGGCTCAGAACACGGCGCGGCGTGATCTCAGCGTCAATAAACTCAACCGCGTCTTTAACAGCGGTACTGACGATAGCCTGTAACTCATCGTCGGTCATTTCTTCCAGTTCAGCCACCCGCAACTCCAGATTTTTCCAAGCGATAACACCTGGCGAAAAAAATTACTCTGGATGGCGATTTTTTTGAGTTCTACCCCTTGAATGTTAGGCCCAATGGGCCTATATAAAATGTATAGGGCAATGAAGCCCACTAACTTAGGAGAGAGAAAATGACAAACAAGATTGCACACTTTGCTTTAAAGAACCTTACCACTGAAGGTTTAGAGCAAGTAAAAAAAATATACGCTGAAATTAACAACGATGAAGTGCAAGAACTCCTCGGCTTCAATAACTGGAGGTTAATGATTGATATTCTCGAACACACAATTCATGCAGAGAAAAATAAACTTGCCAGACATATTGGCACGGTCAAGCACGAATTGCACACAGCAAAGCTTGCACAATTGAAAAAGTAAAAGCAGGGGGCTTCGGCCCCACCCACCAGGGCAATGAAGCCCACATCGGCTAGGAGGCCAACATGACTAAACAAGACACAATCACAAATTTAAAAAACTTTGCTTATTCTGATGGCGGTCGCGCCGCGTCAGGGCGCAAAGGCAGCACCGGCGATTGCGCAGTGCGCGCAATGGCTATCGCCCTGGGGCGCGATTATGACGAATGTTATAATGAGTTAGCCCAAGCAAACAAAGACGCTGGCAAAGCCAAATCAATGCGCCGTGGCATTATGAAATCAGACTTTGAAAAAGTGCTTGCGCGCTACGGTTGGGTTTGGCGAGCAGCCCCGAAATTTGATGGTCGCAAGGCGCGTTGCTCTGACATGCCATCAGGCATCGTTATCGCGCGTCAGTCACGCCATATGGTTGCCGTGATCGACGGTCTGCCACATGACACATTCGACAGTTCAAACAAAATGGTCTATGGCTACTGGGAGTTTTGCTGGGTGGCTTGGGCAGAGAGGGGAAAATAATGACACCACAGAAATTCAAAGAACACCGCTATGACCTGGCCCTCACACAAGAGGAACTAGGTCGTATCCTCAACGTCAATCCCAGGACAATTCGAAAATGGGAAACCGACGATGGCACCAGGCCGGTTAACCCAATAGCCATCCGCGTGATGGAATGGATGATGGCCGGCTACAGGCCACCAGAATTTCCCGACATGGACTAATCGTCCTCGCGCCCGATTTCCCAGTGCGGCATATCGCAGAAAGGTTTGCGCCCCGCCTGGGTTCTCACGCGCACATAGTCCATAAAGATCTCTTCGCAGTTATTGCGTTGGCGCGCATCCCAGAGGTGCCAACCGCCACCCCAGCGCAGGGGAACATCGACGTGCTTTGCTGCTTTTAGTATATGATTGCCCATACGCTCATAAACATCATTTTCCCAGCAAACCTCACCATCAACATAACAGACCAAATCGACGGCATGCGAAAACCCATCGTCTTGCTTGAGGTGTTTTGACTTTAACGTCTGGCTTCGACCAGCTGCCTTCAGCTTCTTTTGCGTTTCCATGTCTCTGACACCGCACGTCACGCCGAAATCAACGTCACTCGTTTTGATCGCCATCTTGCAAACCTCAACCAGTTTTGGGTGAACACCCTTGAGCCGGTCCAGGCTGCGCTTGCTGAATTTAAAAGCCATTACAACTTACCTTTCATATATTTGCCCACGGCTCTACCCCCAAACCAGAAACTAATAATCGCAGCAAACAGGCCGCTGGTAGCATCGTCCCAAATAAGAGAAAGAGAACGCCCCAAGTCATTTCCATTATTCATTAGGGCAATTAACGCGGTTACTTTGATGGCCACGAAAAGGCTAAAAAACACGTAAGTGATGACAGGACGGACAGAGCCTCTAAGCCCGTTAATGAACCAACCTGCATCAATACTGTCATGCTTGTACAAGCCTTCTGTTTCTTTAATTTCGGCTGACTTATCCATGACATTAAGCTGCAACTCGTTGCGCTTTGTCATCATGTCCATCTCAAGCTTCATTCGCTCAAGATTGTGCTTATGTTCTTGACCCGCTTTAAAGTAATTTAAAATTTCTGGCAGAAATGACGTGCCAAAACCTAACAAACTTCCAAGAAGCGTAATCATTTGCTAGATCCTTCCTTGCCCAGCCACACGGCGAAGCAAGCACTGAAGCAGCCAAATATGATTGAGCAGAAACCTGATTGCTCAATTGACATTTCCTCTAGGCTCATCGCCCAGCTGGTCACTTGGAAGCACATTATTGTGATGGCCAGCATCATTACGCGGGGAACGATTTTCCAATCATCCAGAACCGTGTGCGGCATTAAAACACTCCAATAAAGTGGACATCATGTTTTCCTCTGTGAACAAAGTCAGAGGCCGGTTCCACTTTTGTAAGTGTTTTATCTCACTTGTTTTTTTAAAAATCACTATTTGGCGCGGTAAATAAACGAAAGCAAAAACATCGCTTAGATGATCGTGCTTACCTATACGAAATGATGCTCTATTTTTTCGATCAGTTTGCGGCATGCTGGTCGATTTAACCTGGACCTTAAAAGTGCTCTCCGCACTAAACGCAATTAAGTCAAAACCTGATTGCAAAGCAAATGACGTCTTCAGCCCATTGCTCTCTAAAATATACGCAACAAAATGCTCAGCGGCGCGGCCCTGGCTTACTTCATTTAGTTTGTGATCGCGCCAGAAATTGGCTGTGGACATTACTTGCGAAGCGCTTGCTCTATGCTGTCCAATTTCTCAAAGATGCGCTCCATGCTCACCTTAATGTCCTTTACTTCCCGACCATGTAGCTCACGCAGATTGGCGATTTCTGCGCTTTGTACCGCAATGCGAGTTGCATTCTGATCAACCCTGCGATGCAGCATATAGGCGTAGCCAGCTACCGGTGCCACGACCCAAGTCATTATTTGGTTTAGGATGTCCATTTTTATTGATTTTCACCCCAATTCGTATATTTGTTGCTTTGGGCACTTTAAACACCAACTTGTGCGCCCTGGCATCCCGCCTAAAGCACTAAAGCGGAGAGATTTCTCATGGCAAAAATTTGGTATGATGGCGACATCAAAAAAATCGATCACGGCGATTGGGAAGAGTGGATCTGGCCTAGTGGCTTTCGATACACTGAGGGCAATATTCCAGAAGAAGAGCAGTTTGAGTTTTACCGTCAGTATAACCCGCGAGCATCTAGACTTCGTCATCGGGGTTCTCCAGAGACATTGATTGCCCTAGCGCAAAAGCTGCAATCCCAGGAAGAATAACGCCAGATTGCAAAGCACCGCGCAAACGGTCAATCCAACCTTTACCCTCGCCAATGATTTCACGCGCGTTGGCAACATCTTCGCGCGTGGCTCCATATTTGGCTGCTAGTTTCTTATCACGCGACAAACGCTTTAATGCATTTTCTGCAATTTTTTCATTATTGTTAAACGCTTTATAAACGCCAGAAGGTACACCATCCAAAACCGATAAAAGATTGCGTGTTGCTTCGCCACTTCCCTCACCCGCCGCCCAGGCTTCTTCAAAACCAAGATATCCACTATCAACTTTAGCGCGCTTCGCTTCAGAAAAAATATCCATATTTTCTATTTCAGCCAAAATACCGTTTGCTTGTTCCGTCGATAGTTCTTTTGGTTCTGGATAAAAACTTGTTATGGTCGCACCTTGGCCAGTATCAACGACATCAGGCAAATCATACTTGTCGCCAATATCTTGCAGCTTTGCTAATTCCTCTTTGGTCAAAGGCCGCTCTGTCGGCAAAGATGCAAAAACTGAATTTGATTGTTTTGCCGCGCCGCCAACCCAAGGTTTATGCCAGGCACCAGCGCCTTGGACATCAATAAAGGCTCTCGTTGCTTCGCCAGCATCTAAAATAGCACGATCCGCGTCAGGAACAGATTTTACGTCACCAGCGTCAAAAGCCACAAGAGGCCGCGCAACTTCGCCAGGATTATATTCTGTTACGCCAGCTGGCGGCGTGTAAACACCTTGCATTTCGGTCGTTGGCAAAGTGCGTACCGCATAGCCTGTTTCACCCAAACGAGTGTTCGCATAAATGTCATCGCGGCCACCGGTATTTGCCCATGTGCTTTCCGGTAAAGCCGCAAAAGCTGCGCGCTCCGCTTCAGTCGCATTTGCCAACCCAGGAAGCTGCCCAGAATTAACAAATGGCTGCGCTTCATACGTTCCGAAAGCTGTATGTTTTGGAAAGAAATCAGCAATGGTTCGATTTGCTTCTTCAAGCGCGATTTGCTTAGCCATTGTTTCTAAAGCATCTGGCCCCATATTGCTGCCCATTGCCTTTAAGCGCTTTTTTGCCTTCTTTAAATAGGCATTTTTACCGCGTTTATAAAAATCATCTGCTTTTTGCTTTACCCAAGGCGCAGCTTGTGTTTGCTCTCCGGTCCAATCTGTACGACCAGCCAATCCTCGCTGATTAGCCCGATCAACTGCAAGCGCCGTTTCGTAATCAGCATATTTGTGACCAGCTGCGCCAATCGCATTACGCTGCGCCTCACCAGATGTCTCTGTAAAACCTAAAGTCCGCGCATGCCTAAAATCATTTACGCCGGTCGCAGTGCGCTCCACTGATGCCGCTGGGTTTATGCGGCGCGCATATTCACCCGTTTTTGCACCCAACTGAAATAAATTCGGATCATTTGCAGCAATAGCGCGCATCGATGCTTCTTGCTGCGCTGGGCGCGCTGGCTTAACAGGATTTTCAAAGGCAATCGCGCTGTTCGTATCTTTAAGCGAAAATCCAAGTTCGCCCTCTGGAGATACACCGGCTGAATACATGCCTTCGATATTTGACATCCACGTTGCGTCATTAGCATCATTTGTAACAGCATCAACACCAGCGCGATAACGATCATACCAATCACCACCAATTGCACCGGCATCAATTTGCTCATCCATAAATTTACGCTGCGCATTGAGAGTTCTTCTTGATCTTATATTCTCTGGCCCACCGATATAAGCGCCCCTGGAACTGTCACCAGCGTCAATAATATGCGGCTCTTGACGCGCTAAAGCAATTGCCTCATCAACATCCATGCCGCGTATATCAGGTACATCAGCCATTGTCGCTGGTCGCTTAATCCGCGTTCCATCTGGCATCGTAATTGTTTTGGATCGTCTATTTCGACCACTTAAATTCCCAAAATTACTGCCAACGGTCGGCATAGGACCGGGCTGGTTCATGCGCTGAATAAACGTCTCATAAACATCAGCGCCGACCTGGCTTAAACTATCGCCGGTGCCGGTCAAAGTCTCTTGTATCGCCTTACCCGCTGCAAGCGCCGTCTGAGGCCCGTACTTGGCTACAATAGCCGCCGGTAGCACAACACCCGCAACATTCACTCCAGCGCCCAGATAATCGCCCTCACCAGACATTTCCATCGCATCGAGCGTGTCGCTGACAGGGTTCATCATATCAACCACCTCAGCGACGTTCATCGCCGTCTGTCGGCCCCTGGGACTTAAAAAATAACTAGCAGCATCACCAATCTGACCCAGCGCACCGTATAGCTGTGGACTAAACCCACCGCGCTTGCGAAAATCCATCAGCTGCTCGTAAATGCTCATCAGATCCTCATGCCAGCTGAAGCCATCACTGGGGTTGATCCCTGGTCACTGCCATACAGCGCGTCATACATTCGCATCTGCGCCATAGTCGATAAAGGTTGAACGGAAGGAAATTTCATAAACTCAGCAAGCGTTGGTTTGTCAGACGTGTTAGGCAGTGGTTGCGACGTAAATACAGAAGGCCCAGGCGTATACGTCGTCATGTCATACATATCAACCGGCTCCATATTTGATCGACCTACAGGCGCAGCCTCTCTAACCGGCGCAAAAATATTCGGCTCGCGCGGCGCTTCTAAATTCTCAGATCCCTGCGGCTGTAAACCCAAAATATTCGCCAAAATCGAATAAGGACCGTCAGAAAAATAATTACCGGCATAACCAAAACCACCGCCGTCAAACGCATCAACAAAAAACGGCACCCGCTCACTGTGCTTAACACGAATACCACCACCAGGCGCATCGTCACCACTCACAAACGCATTGCCAAAAATCTTCGGTCCACCCAAAGCATTTCCAATCGTGCTTATAATTCCACCACCCTCGAAAGTGTCACCAGATTGCCCAGGACCACCACCGTCAAACATGTCAGAAAACGATATGTATTCTTTTTTCTTCTCAGCCATCAGCACTTCCACCTCTTACGCGCAGCCTTACCACGCTCGCCATCCCAAGATCTCGACCTGGCGCAAAATGATTTCTTGCGCGCCGCATCCTTCTTCGTCTTCGGATTAGGAGCCGGTGCCTTCAAGTTCGAGCCAGTGGCGCGATTGTATTTCTTGCGACCCTTTGCCGTTAAACCACCACCACGCGCGACCGACAGCTTCTCGCCGCGACCAACGCTCAAACTAGGCCCACTCTTGCGCTTCTTAGTCATCGCTCACAATCATCTCACCACGACACTTCGGACAAGGACGCACAGCATTAAACGACAAGCCACCATGCACTTCCTTGAAATACACGTACCCGTCATTGCACTCTCTGTGATCGCAGCGCTTAAACTTTTTCATCCATCAAACTCACACACTTCCAGTCAATTATCGAATACCCAGCATACGCCTTCTGAACCATTTGAGCGCCTGATCTACGCACCGACTGCTCACAAAACTCTTTCGAAGGAAAAACTGGACTACCCACCGTCATGCAGTTCACCGGACTGCAAATCAGGAAGATAGCCCCGAATATCATGTCTTCTTAGCTTTCTTCTTAGGCTTCTTGGCCGTCTTAGCCGCCTTGCGAAATGCAGAAGCAGTAGGCGCACCCTTCGAACCAGGCTTGCGCATCTTCTCACCAGATCCTGCCTTTATACGTGCCCTCTTTTTGTGAATGTTTTTATAGAGCGACACTACTGAAACATCCCCTTCTTCTTACCCTTCGGCTTCTTCTTCGTTCCTTTAGATTTTCCATAACCTGGCATTACGCTACACCTCTCAAGTTACGCCGTATCGGCTTGTTCCACCGCATCGCACCAGCCGATCCATGCAACGCAATCGCAGCATCGCCAGCAAGGCTCAACGTAAGAGCGTCAGCCATATCAGGAGATTTTAATCCCCTGGACTTCATATCGCTCTTACTTTCAATCTTTATCTTTCCAGAAGACGTGAAGCTATACTTAGGGGCAGAAAGTTCGCTCAATAGATTTTCATTACGCGGCAAACGACAATCCCGCGCCTCTAACCACGCCTTCAGCCGAAACCACAACTCAGCCCTCAAATTCAAATACTGAGTACCCATAGAAGGACTTTCCGATACATTCACGCCCTGAACCGGCAACCCCAACTCAGTAAGCCTGTCAGCCACCCCAGCGCCCAAACCAGAACTGTCCACAAAAACCTGCCCAGGCTGCTCACTAGGCGGCAAAGCCTCATACTCAGCCATCACAGACCCGCACAGCTGCATCAAGTCCAACTTCTTCCACACACGCATGTCCGTCACCACACGACCCACACGCTTGCACAACACGCTCGCATCATCCCCCATGCGCGCAACATCCAACGACCAAACCGGCGTTACACCCTCAGCCGCCTCAATGTCTCTATGCATCGCACTCTCAATCAAATGCAGCGGAATAACCGTATCATCGTCAGCAATAGGAAACTCGCCCGTGACGCGCGTTCTCCAGGCATTCGTACCCTCGCCATAACGCTCGCGCATCTCTTGGACATACTCCTTCGACACCCGTGGGCTGTCCAAACAACTCACCGTGCGCGTCCACCAGTTCTTTCTCAAACGATGGTGCGTGTCATAGAAAAACCCAGATCCCCGCGTTGGGTTGCCCAACAAAATCGTGTGAGCATGATCCCCCGACATCGACCCAGCGGAAGCCGAAAAGACCTCCTCCGGTATCCCAGACGCCTCATCGGCACACAAAAGCACATGATCCGAGTGCACACCCTGCAAACTTTCTGGACTTTCCTTTCTTGAGGTTTTCGCCGCGATAAATGCCTCACTAGGAGCCGCAATCAACTCAACCCGATCCGACTTCACATTCAGCAACTTTTGCAACGGCTCCGGCATCTCTCGCACCCACCGCTTTAACTCCGCAAACAACGCATCAAAAAGCTGACTAGACGTGGGAGCCGTCACCACAACCTTCACCGGAAATCTCGTCAGCAAAAACCACAACATCAGCCAGGACGTGCCAGTAGACTTCCCCACGCCATGTCCAGACGCCACCGAACACCGGCGCTCACCACTGGCAATCGCTTCCATCAATTCCTTCTGCCAGGGATCAGGCTCGCAGTTCAAAACCTCTTGAACAAATAAAACAGGACGATTTCGATAACGCCTTACAAAATCCTCAAACGCATTCCCAGCCATCAGTGCAACGTCTCCTCGCGCCGCTCCAACATCGCACGATGAACTTCCTCACTCTCATCAACCAAAAACTCAGCCGCCAGCATAAACAACTCATACATGCCGCGCTCGCATGTATCGCTAACCGTTACCAAACGATTATCCTTTCGAACTATCAGCGCAAAATCATCAGCCCAGGCCAAATAATTCAAAACCTCAGTCGCCTTCATGGTCAATTACCTCTGCCTGTACCTTGCGCAAAGCATCCAGATGCTGAGCATGTATGTTGACCTGGACTTGCTGATTTGCCCTCGTCGTGTTCCACCGGTCAGGGTCCATCGCACTCGCTATCCATTTGCGAACGGCAATCCGCTCGCGCGCCTTGGAGATGGCCGCTGTCTCCTCTGGGACATTGTCAGCAATCTCTAAAGCAGCGTCGGCCAGCTGCTCCGCGCCTAGCCTCTGCGCTTCGCGCAGCTGCGTGCGGTTTTCTGGCTTATTGAGGATGGCAGAGAGCATATTGCGCGACACTTGGAACTCTCTCGCAATTGAGGCAATTGTGCGCCCGTTTGAAATTTCCGAAAAAATTTTTTCGACGCCGCCGGTTTCATCGATAAGAGCCAATAAGGTGCGATGTTTTTTTCTTCCTGCCATTTGTTGTCCTTTCTCACCAAATCTACAAAAATTTTTTTCGTGACGCATTGCTTGGCGACTGCGTGTGCGTAATTCCCTGCACAGCTTTTCTGGCCAAGCCCCCCCCCGGGGGGGGGGTTAAAATCGGCAAACC